CTATAAAAGTTTTTGACCGCCACCCCTTGGTCTCGTCTGTCTTCCAAAACTCACCGTCATTAACGGCATTGTAGGCGTTCTCGTTTGTTCGCCATTTCGATTCGACATCCTGCCGCTGGATTTTCCAGTTTTCCAAAAGATCGTTTTTAAGGAAGTGGGCGAGGCCAGAGCTATATGTGGACTTTCTTGGTGCAGGCATTCAGAGCCGCCTTTCTTACTCTTTGTCTTTGGGACCGGGGAGTTCCTTTATAACGATACGGCCGTCCTCTCCAATAAACACTGTCGCCATTTTATCGACGCCTTGCTGTTGCAACTGAAAGGCCCTGGCAACAAATTTCTCTAGTGCGTCAACCCTGTCTTTAAGCTCGTCCAGTTCGCTTTTCTTCTTGCTTTCTCCATCGGTTTTTTTGTCTGTCATGGCTTGACTCCTTTCTTGGTATAATGGTCGGCATGAGCCGCGAGTTTACAAGTCGGGCTCAATGCCGTGGTTAGATTGCGGGGTAGCAAGTGGTGTTGGATTTCGCGGGTACCTAGCGATTTCGAGTTTATATTTTTTGAGAACTTCGATCATCTCATCTCTAGCTGTGGCATCTTTATAATTTGATTGTAAATTTTTAAGCGCCTTTTTAAACCTTTTCAGGTCTTTTTTATCGGTAATAATCGCAATAAGGGTTTCAATAAGTTGATTTTTCAGGTATTCCTGGTAAGGGCTGTAAGCATTGGTTGAAATCATGCTGGTATTAATATCTCCTGCTCCGGCTTTTTATACGGCGGCCTCCATGGATACCGTTCTAACCCCAAAAGGCAACATCCGAGGGCGTGCACCGCAGGATAAAGTGTCCTTTCGCCTGCCTTGACCGCCTCTAGTTGTTTCTCCAAGATGGTCCCGCTTTTTATTTTTAGGGTCCTGGACCTGATCATCACCCATATCACGGCGATGAAGGACTCCGACTTGTAGGGTGGTAACTCCACAAACCTCGGTTTCGGCTGCACCATTGGTGACCTAATCGCGTCCAGGCGCATCCGGGTTGCGTTCTCCTGGTCCTGATTCCAATAAAACGTGCCGGCGAAATACTCCGACCATACCTTGTTCAGCCAGTGGGAGAGGCCCTGATATTCTATCTGCATCGGCGCATCCGGGTTGTAGGGATCGGTCTGGGTGACGTCATCGATGGAAAGCCATGATATTTCCTCGAATATATATATCTTCCCGGTTTTGACGTCCTGGCCGGCCATCACCGCGTATCCATCGACGGCATACTGGCCTAACCACTCGTATGTCAGAGGGAAGCATATACCGCCCCTCATAAAACATTCCATGGGATCCGCGTCATCAAAAAAAAGCATCGTGGTCTTACGATGCCTGTCATAGTGCCTGTGTACCGGATGAAGCATAAACGCCTCTTAGTGATGCGCTTTGCCTTTTTTACCGAATGCAACCCTGTCTAAATCAGCGTTTGATGGGGTCACGATTCTATCTAGGCTCGGTCGGTTGAGTTCAGCTTCATACATCTTGTAAAGACCGCCCTCTTTATCGAGGACCTTGATCTCTATCAGCGAATCGGGCGGGCAGTGGATGTCGACGTATTTTTGGTACAGTTTGTCATGCCCCCATATCCTGACAGCGGTGAAACGGGCCACGTTGTTCCTGTCCGACTGAGATATGAACCCGCATGGATTCTTTATCCTGTACCAGTTTGCGCCGTTTGGGTGGCCTTTTTTAAAGGTTTCCAGTTCGCCTAAATAATCGTGAAATGATCCCTTGAAATGAACTATTTCTCCTTCGTACATTTTGATCCTCCCTGGATTTCTGTTGGTTTTTAATGCCAATAATTACAATTATCCCTTCCCAACCATCAATCCGGTTCCCTGCTTGGTCTTAACCTCGCCCCAGACCCAATCCTTGCCGTTTGTGGAGCAGCCGTGGATGTACTTATTGTCCGGCAGGGTTTTTGTCACGACACGGTGACCCTTTTTCTTTAGTCACTTTTCGAAGGCTGCTGGCATCGCCTACCCTCTCTTTAGTTCAAAAACTGAACGCTTGCCGTTTATCTCCGATATACTGAGAAATGCCCTCGGCCTGGGTACATGCTGTGGGCATGGATTAAGACAGACATCGCAGGCGCCGTCCCTTGGAAAGTCCCCGAACATTTTCGGACAACGCCATGGCTTATTTAATTGAAACTCACGATCACCTGAAACCATCCGCCGTACTCCTTGCTTGAATAAAAGAATAGGAGATAGTTACCCATCAATCTTCCTCACTGAAAGCGGTTTCCGCGTCATCGGTGCCCACCCCTATATCGGTGATCTGTATACCGACATCCTGGTACCCGTGATTAGGGTCCTTGGTCTCCTCCATGCGCACCGACCTGATATAGCCTTTGGCGGTGATATGGACATTCTCGCCGGCCTTGACTGATTTCAGTCCGGGCAGTTTATCGATGGATTCCTTGTTGAGTGTTATCGAGAGTCCCCATGGATAATCCGGCATATCATCGCCGGAGACGGCTGCCATCTCTTGCTTGAGTTCCTTTTTGCTTTTCTTGGGGAGTTTCATACTGACTAGTTTCATATCGCTCCTTTCACATCATCGCCGCCTTAAGGTCCAGGGGATCGAAAACGCCCGGTTTGGCGCCGTAACCGACTGCAAACGTCCTAAAAGCGTCGGCGCCGTGAATCGACCAGTCTCTAGCCGGGTGGTTGCTGAGAATCTTTTTCTCCTCATCGTACTCCGCCCGGTAGTTCTCGAGGCAGGATATGCCTTGTGCGCACCTTGTCTGATCGAAGTAGCATTTCTCGATAATGTTCCTGCAGGCCGGGATATGGACCTGGATAATTATGTCCATGTTCCGGGCCCTTGGTACGACCATTACAGGTTTAATGCCTAAACCCTCTGCTACGATTTTTCTTGACTGAGCTATCTCCCCGCTCGACATTTCCCTGACTTCCGCATCATGGGGCATCCAGTGGTTGCCGTACCTGTACGCTTTTCTGTGCTCGGATCCGGGTAATTCTCCTTGGAGTGCTCTAGCGTAGTGTTCTAGCCCGTAGCCTGTGGCTTCGTAATAATCGATAAATCGGTATTTACCTCCTATCGGCTGGAAAAACCATATTGACATCGAATCATCAACGCCCAAGTCCCAGGCAGTATCGACCTCGAGTGATGGTTCATGCGGTATGTCGGTTATCCGTGTCTCCTTCTTCGCGTCCCTTATCTGCTGTGCGAAATACGCGCCGAGTATCGCGCCCTCCCATGAGCAGAGGTACTCCTGCTCGAAAAGAGCCGTTCCGAGTTCTATACCGAACACCCTTAAATACTCGTTTTTGATTTTCTCGAGCTGATCCGCCCTGAACACCGGCGTATCGTAGGCGGATAGCTTGGAACTATACCAATCGGGTTCCGATACGGCTAAATCGTACATTGTCTTGCCGTGGTTGTTTCCCCTGCTGGTATAAATGAAAATCGCCCACCCTCCGTTTTCCTCGAGGATAGGTGATAAAAACGCCCATGCCATCGGGTTTGCCAGGGCCCACTCTGATAGTACCATGCCATAAGGCGGGGACCCGACATAGGCGTTGTAGTTATCCGACCCTACCAACTGCCATAGAGATCCGCTGTGAAACTCTATGGCCATTTCCTGCCGGCGAGTTGCCTTTCGCAGGTTTTCAGGAAACGCCTCGTCAATCCGGCGCTTACCGGTCCTTGGATTGATTGCATCCCAGACCACCTTCCGGGCCTGTGCGTACTGCGGAAGCATGTGCCAGTAAACCGCCGGCTTCTGGACCGCCTGCGTAGCCGTGTAGTGGAGGGCGCAATCGTCTTTACCCCACCGCCTGTGAGCCACCTGGCAGACCCTCTTACCTCCGTTCTGCAGATATTCCCATAACGGCCATTGATCCTCTCTTGGTATCCAGTTATTAGGAAGTCGGATTCTTTGTTCGGCAATCATCCTTCGTGAATTTCACTACCTCCACTATCAGTTTGTGTTCTATGGCTTTTCCGTTCTTACCTGTAACCTCCTGTTTCTGCGGAGCCTTCAACCCCTTGACATCCAGGGCCATATCAAGTGTACGCCGTTGTATCTCTGAATCCTCCATGTCTATCTCGATCAGGGATTCACCATCGCTGAACACGGAGATTCCGTCCGCATCGTGATCAAGCGTCCCTGTGCACACTATGAGTCTATGATTTGGCGGGAGGTCTTCTTGCTTGACAGCCCCTTTCAGTTTTATGGGTATCGTTTTCTTTCTGTCGAGCAATTCAATGAGCCTTATTTTGAGTTCATTGTCTGATAACCCCTCATCATCCAGCCACTTGGCGATCTTGGCAGCGTATCTTTGTTTGTTTTGCCACCCCACATGTCTCAAGTTCTGCCGTCGTGTGACCTTGTAGCCGGCGGCCTCCGCGGATAATGTCGCGTTTAGATATGTCGCGCTACCATATGAAAGATAGGCTTTCAACCACTTTCTCATTAAGGGGGAGGCGTTTTTTGTACCCTTTTTCTTTTTCTTTTTTCTAGGCATCCTGAATGCTCTGCTGTGGCCGATAGTATTGGAGCGCCTTAAAAATCAACATTTCGACCATAGGCACCTTCAAGGGTTTATCGGTAGAAATAAAAGAGGCCCTCATCTGGGCCTCGTCAATTCGATCTATTAACTCGTTCTCTATATTCTGCCGTTCGCGTTCCCTGTCATTTCCCTTGGCCATTTATGGATATCCCGTGGAGTTTTTGCCACGCGAGACTAACGCCTTGCCAAACGCTAAAACCAG